GGCGTTGCTTAAATCTTTCAACCTCGCCCTTGTCGTTAATCTGCAACTGAACTGCCGCGGCTGTAAGAGCGCGAGGAGCAGAGTAAGGAACTGCCTGGGCGTAGGTGACACCTTGGTAGACTACAGACGCTGGCTTAACATCACGAGGTGCCTGTGCGGTGATACGACGAGGACGGGAATTGGAGCCTGAAGGCTTCTTACTATTATCCTTAGAGAATAGTCCCACGTGTTACTCCTCGTCTTTTGTTAACGGAGCGCTGAGTCACTACTGATCCAAACGCGCAGTTATGAGGCCTGCTATAGCAGACAGGGTAAATATACACCCAATTAGAATAGTGATACTTGGAAATAGAGCGTAGGAGAACACAACAGGGAGCGCGACCCACAAGGAGACGCACCAAGGGCACGTAAGGAAGTATCCTATCTGAGAAGAGTGCGGAGGCTTTCTATCCCAGATCCAGTCACGGACCGGAGCTAGCAACTCATCCAAAACGATGACTCGTGTCAATCGGTAGACAAATAGGGCAAGGATAATTACGTGCAAGACAGACATCTTTTCAATTACTGAGTTCATTCGGTAGGGTCCTTTACTGAGTCCATTGTTATGTAAGGGCTCCAAGATCGCAGTCTGCTGCCGCAGGTTGAGCAACCTTGAGTCTTACGAAATGCCATAATCTTCCCTGACTGCATAAGCGCCTGGGAATCCGTTGATTTATCTCCTGACCAATTAAGGTTCGAGATTTTCTCGCGGAAAATTAACCGCGGTCCTGAGTGGTAGTCTCCTGCGACCATAAAGATTAGTTCGTTGTGGTCGTTGTTAAGAATCACAACGCGAACACGCTCTAGAAACTTGTTGCCGTTAGGCAGCTGGTCGAGCTGTGTAGACGCTGTTGTAAAATCATCTAAGACTCCGGGCGCAATCGCAACTATTGTTGCGGGAAAGAAATCATGAATTACCTTCATTGGGCGAGCGCCTTATCTACTCTGCGTTTCATTGCGCGATAGGTAACTCCTGAGGCACGGGCTAACTCTGACACTGTAACACCCTTGTTGTAAAGATTTCCTGCGATGTTGGTAAGCTCCTGATTTGCGGTGAAGGAAACGGATGACGGATTTGTTCTTGCGCGGAAGCGCCGAGCAACAGGTGACAGACGCGCAATGTGCAGTTGCTCATCGAGCGGAATACCTGGAGACCTAGGACGTTTACGTCTTGACTTAGGCTTAGGTTGAGGCGGGGTAGGGGTCGCGGTGATAAACTCGAACTCGGGAGTATCCTTGACAACCCAGCTGCGAATCGTGGATCTACGGCGAGGAGGCGAGAACGCATCGGCGATGGACTGAAGCGTCCAGCCTGCATCATTGAGATCCTTTACTCGACGCCAGAGCTTGTCCTTAGATAGCGAGGCGAGTAGATCTACCTCGCTCCTTGGAAGATCGGGTGTGTGCGCCATGAGAATACTGTATCACCTTCGAGGACGAATGTGTACAAACTGCGCTTATAGTAATGTGTACAAACGAAGCAGAAGCAGTACCTTTTGGTTAAAATGGCTTGGAGGTGAGAAAGGGTTACGTATAGGGAGAGGGGTTTTCAAAAACGTCTCCAACATTTTTTTCTTTTATTGTATAAAAATAAATAAAATAGAATTAGAAATAAAAGAAGACTGGCTAGTGCCTAGGCACCTGCCAGCCTCCTCTACTTAAAGGTTTAGAGTACTACGTTAACGTGTACATCTCCTTCAAAGATCTTGATAAAGGTTTCAGAGTCAACAGATCCTGTGACGTCCATTCCCTTGTCAGCCTGGAAGTCCTTGATTGAAGCTACAGTCTCATCACCTAACCAACCATCCTTGTCAGCGTCAGCGTCCTTGTAACCAAGTTCAATGAGTCGACGTTGTAGATGATGTACTGTCAATGACTTGCGTGCATAGACATTTTTGTATACACAGTTAGCGAGCATGACGTCATCGACGTCGCCACCACTGACTGCCTGGCTAACATGATGTGCAGCCTTGACTTCAGGCTCAGGCATAGGTTCCTCAGCAATTACTTGCTCAGGCTCTACGATAGACTCATGTACTTCTTCTTCAACCTCAACAGGTGCTTCAGCTATAACCTCTTCGGTTACCGCATCTATGTCGCCCGCAGGCTCGATGTATTCTTCTTCTATACTCATGTGAATAATATATTCCTATCCTGAGATTATGACTTAGGGAAATCCGGTATCCAGCGTGTTACCGCAGGCTCGGCAGCCGTGCCGTCGTAGGCATTAGGACCTAAGCCCCACGAGCCCCAGTCCGCACCGCCACCAGTCATGTAGTGGGCAGCCTTTGCATTGGCCACAGGATCTAATAGGTCCGCAACCTTAGCGATACCTACGTTGTCCTGAAACTTAGCTAGCCGCTCTGTTCCTAGGCTACCGATCATGTTGATTTGGAATAGCCCGTATGAATTGTCGCCGGTACTGGCGTCCTTGTTGTGTGACGTAGGATGCCCCTTTGACTCCCGCATGACAACTGCCCATGCAGTTTTGAGAGCCTTGCCCTCAAAGCCAACAGCCGCAAGTAGTTCTACAAGCTCTTGGCTTGTTAGCTCTACCGCGTTCTTGTATTTCTCCAGTGGGTCTACCGCAATAGGCGCGGTAACTACTGGTTCTGGTTTTGTACTACTTTCGTCAGCGTAGCTGCTCACCATAGTGAGCGAGAATACTCCGATTGTTAGTGCCGTGATATAGGCCGCTGTCGACATTGCTATTCCACGTAGTGTGAGTTTTTGCAACGCTAGTTCGCCTCCTTAGGTCGGGGATGGGACAACCCGCTGATGTTCCAACGAGCTTCTTGCTACCGCTATGCTTCTCAAGCTGATGCTTGTCCTCTACCGCTTGCATAGGGCCGGAGATAAAAGGGGATAACATCGTTAGTCCTTTCGTCTCTCCGTAGTAGGCTATTTGCCTGGTGTTAACTATACCATATTTAAAGCGAAACAGGTACCCGTAGGGTACCTGTCGCCTACTAATTTGTCTATACGGTCTGAGCTAGTCCAGCCCAGGCTATAGCAGATAGCCCTAAGGCTAATGTAAGTGTTCCCTTGTCAGGCGCTATAAGTGCAGTGAGCACCGCTAATGCGCCAAATAAGGCTGACACTACAGCTGGCCAGATAAGGCTCTCTAGTAGAAGTTTAAGCCTAGTCATGTTTACTTTGCCTTCCGCGTCTTACCCTTGAGTCTATCGGAGGTATTACGGATAGGAGTCCCTGAATCCGCGATAAGCTTACGAGCTTTACCGTATGTAATTCCTAGCTCTTTAGCTATTTCGTCTACAGACTGACCTGCCTTGTAGAGCTCTGCCACCTTGCTAGGTGTCACTGTTGATGTTGTCATTACATTCCTTTCGTATATACGTAATCACACTGTATGATTATGTATTTATTTGAGCAAATAAGACTGCTCAAGATTTTGTGCCTTTTACAGGCTTTGGTGGGATCTTCCCATGATTGTCGCACAGGGAGCGTCCATTCCACGAACCACGTGGTTTTATGTTGTTATCGCAGTCAGATCCATATCCAGCTGCGGAACACTTGATCTTGCTGCCTCGAGTAAAGTTATTAACCAGTGAACCTATTGCCCGCTTAACCACAGAGTTGTTAACTACGAACCCATTCTCCTGATGGCACAGCCAACAGAGATATTCGTTTCTCCGGTGTGATGGGTCTCGGACGGCATTAAGCTCACCGCACTTATCACAGCGGGTAATCTTCTTTATAGTTCTTGTCTTGTTTCTATAGTCCTCTGCGCAGAGAAGCTCGTTGTCTAGCTCGTAGACAAGCACGTTGGACTCAGCACAGAGAAGGCAGGTACCGTATATGTAGATCTGTTCCCGCTGGTTTGTTCCTGTCATCTGTCCTCCGTAAATGTCGTTGGAATAACTATATTCCTGTTTTGATTATCTGTAAACCTTAGATTACTTCCTTGGAGGAACTACTCCAAGAAGGGTCTTAGCCTGCTTACTTCTAACCATGCGTAGGTGAGCAAATTCTTCCTTGGCAATGTACTCGGTGTGACGAGACAGAACCCATAGAGGCGCGACACCTGCCACCACTAGGAACGCGGCTGCAAGGAACGCGGCAATACTTGGATAGATAAAAAATGTGTTGGCCGCATACGGAATCCAGGCTAGAGCTAGGAGACGTAGGGCTACTGTGTAACGGCGATACTTATATCCTTTAAAGTTGTTGATCTTCATTTGAAGTCCTTTCAGTCGGTTCGTCGTTAGTATAATTATATCAGGTAGATCAGGATAATGTAACTACCTAACGCGGAAGGTGTTTCTAAGACCAGGTATTTTTCTACCGGCTGGGGACTTAGCCGTAATCTTCCCACCAACGAATCCCGCCGGTGGTTTTATGAGTAGAGCCGTAAGGGCGTGAACCAAGGCATCAACGCGGTCAGGTGATTTACCTTCGCCTGGAATCCACGAGGTCATCTGGGACTCAAGGTCCGCTAGGTAGCCAATGTGGTGAACACGATTCTGCTCGTAAGCTAGTGTGATTGGCTCAGCTCTAAGAGCTTTGCCGTATTTGGAGTGAACCTCGAGGACCTTTACAGATGGGTCAATTGTGTTAATGGCGCTGCGAACGAGTGCACCGCCTTGGTTTACCTCCGCGATAACAGGGCAACCCCACTTGCGAGCCATAGCTACTACCTTGTTTGCCCATACATCAGGTGAACCTAAGATTGAAGCATCCTCAAGTACCCAGCTCTGACGTTTGTAAAGATCTCTATCGCCAGTTGAAGCTACAACAACGATGCCGCACTCATCTCTTGGATTTTCAGCTACTGATGGGTCAACACCTATGCAGCGAAGCGGAGCGCCTTGCGGCATAACAAGCTCTCGTGTCTTATCGATAAGTTCTACAGTCCAGAGCGCACCCTCAACATCTGAAAGCATCTCACCGTAAAGTTCCTGTGCAGCTAAACGAGTTCCTTCGTATACTCCAAGGATACCGTCCATGTAGGCCGCAGAAAGGTTTCCGCTGTTGTCCATGGTTGAGCCTTTAGTAATGATAACCTTGCTAGGATTTGTATCGGCCTCACGAAGAAGCTCATACAACAGCGGCACACGTTTTGGAGTTGTGGTAATCATAATCTTAGGATTTTTCCCAAGACGAGTACCGATACGTAAGTTTTCAAATGCCGTAAGCCCAGCTCCATCTGGAGTCTGACGCCAAGCTGCAACCTCATCTCCCCAGGCATGTGTAAATTGGGGACCACGAAGAGAGTCTGGCTCATCTGCCGTGAAGCATGTTGCGGTATTACCGTTAGGCCAAGTTAGTCTTCGCTTAGATGGTTCGTATAACGGACGCTCACTTGGAGGTGTTACGTTAATAATTCCTGATTCACCCTCAACGATAACGTCACGAACATCAGCTGCGGTACGAGCTACGAGTGCGAAACGACGTTGACCGGTAGTTGTGTACTTAGCTTCTTCACGCACCCACTCTGCTGCAGTGCGAGTCTTACCAGCACCGCGACCAGCAAGGTACATCCAGATATTCCATTCATCGCCGGCAGGACGTTGCTGTTCAGGACGTCCCCAGAAACTCCAGTCCCATTGAAGAGCGTCTGGATCTAAACCTGCTAGAACTTCAATACGCTCTTCGTCAGACATAGCGGCAATAATTTGTGCAAGACTTTTAGCCATGTGTACTATAGTACCTTATAAAAGGAAATGTTATACGGCTACTTGACTAACAGTTGAATACACCTGAGCTACTACCTGTGCCCATACCTGGGGAGTATGTGTAAGTGGTTGATACCCACCGGCTCCTCCGATAAGGACTCTACCCTTTGCATGCTTGTTAGCAATGTTACCCACGATTTGAGCCGCAGCTCGATATCCGGGATAATCAAAGTTAAGACTAGATAGTGGATCTGAATGATGTGCATCAGCTCCGGTAGCTAGAAGAATAACATCTGGCTGAATCTTATCTGCAAGCAGCTCAATCTCCTGCATTGCATCTAGAAATTCTATGTCTCCGTCTCCGCCACTCAACGGGAAGTTGTAAGCTCCATTTTCTGGCTTACTTGCAAGACCGGTGCCGGGAAAGATTCCACCTTGGTGAATACTTGCCGTAACTATGTCTGGGTAAGCTAGCAGAAGATTTTCAACGCCATCACCGTGATGTGCATCCCAATCAATATACATAGGCTTTAGCCCCGCAGCCATAAACAGCTTAGCAACTAGTGCCATGTCATTGAACACACAAAAACCAGAGCTATGGTCATACTGCGCATGGTGCTTAGCTCCCTGCGGATTAAAAGCTACCTGAGCTTCGCCGCTAAGAATCTTTTCATACAGGCGAATAGTTCCCGCAGCCATTTCAAGAGCTACGGCTCCTAGATGTGGTTGGTCAGGATACCACTCACCGCTATGGCCTTCGTCTAGAATTTTAGAGATGTACTCACCGGAGTGAACATGACTTAGCAAGTCCCTGTCAAACTCAGATGCAGATGGCTTAACCACTATTGGACCTAAGTTTTCAAGAAACTCTACAGCAAGCTTAGCACGAACTGGATTAGTTGGGTGACTGCCATCACCGCTGCCTAGCTGCCAATCAAGATATATATCGTCGTATGCGACGTGTAGCTTACTCATTTGTCTTGTCCAACGTTCGAACGTATACTTCAAACTCATCGTTGAATAGAACATACTTAGTTCTTTTAGTGCGAAGAAGAGTGATAGCCTCATCAGCCGTGTAGCCAGCTTCAATAAGAACAAGAGCTGCAGTTAGACCGGAGCGGTTTAACCCAGCTTGGCAACGAATCAAAACTCTCTTGCCAGCTTGCCACTTGCTAAGTGCAAAGCTTACCGCACTATCTAAAGCTTCCTTGTCGATGTGCTCTACATCTGAATCATAAAAACCAAAGCGTAGTTCCTCAACTAACCAGTCAACTGGATTTGCCCATGCGTAGAGAGTTACTACCGCATCAAAGTTTTCCTTTGTAATTGCCTTAGGGAGATTTAGGTTTGAAGACTGTTCAATTGTATCGAAGTCATCTGTGCCACCTACCCATAAACCTGGCAGGATCTCGCTGTGCAGAGGAAAGTCCCAGTCATCAATTTGATGAACCGGTGCGTATCCTTCGTTTGTTTCAATGAGCTTTGCCATTGTGTATTTCTCCTTTTGTCATTTTGTCATTTAATAATACTATTATATCAGGATAAGTTACCTGTCAGTAACTTACTCTTCTTGGATAAACGTGTGAATGCTACCGCCGGAGTAGATGTCATGCTTGATAGCGATTTCTACAGCTCGGTAAACAATCTTCTCAGCTTCCTTTGCAGTCTTACACTTTTGATAGTTAAGAGCTTCAAGAACACCGAGAGCTAAGTCTGAACCGCTACCTGAGTGATAGACGTTTCGTTCTTCTCTGTCCCAAGAGTAATCTTCGTACACCGGGTAAAGAACTCCGTGTATCGAAACAATAAACTCTGAATCATGAGCCGCAGCTTCGCCATCGGCCTTCATGTCATAACCAGACTCGATAAAAACCTTACGCATTGACGGTATAAATACTTTTGTCATAAATACATCTAGGTTTTGTCCAGCTTTAGGTCTAGGAGCTCTCCAACCAAATTGAAGTATGTTTGAGCCGCGTCCTGCACCGGAACCCGCAATTAAAATACCGTTGTTCTCTACAACTTTATGTGTAGCCATCTCTAGGTAACGACCAGTTTCGTCTGACGAACGTGAATCGCAGCCGATGACGGACCAGCCATCACCTTGAATCGCCACAAGTGTAGTCACGGTATTCCTCTCCAGGTAAAACGCCTACCAGGCGCTAGGCAAACTGTATCCTAAGCGCCTGGATAGCGTCTTACTTTACGAGATCAATTATAGCCACAGGAACCACAATATCTGCTGATTCTGACTTTCCTGTCGCCGGGTTAATTTTTTCGAATCTTCCGACGGGTGTCTCCAGTCTTACAACAACCTTCTTCTGTTTCATCCCTGTCACGGTTGCCTTGCGGCCAACCATGTAGCGAGTCCCAGTTAGATCATTGAAGACTACCGTGTCACCGACGTGATAATCCGACATTGTGCGAGAAACACGAAGTGCCTTTAGACGTTCGTCTACCGCTTCCTTGATTTTTGTCAAGGATAAATCAAATGTGCCTGACTCGATGTCAGATACGAGTTGTTCCATATTCATGTATTTTCCTTCCATCGTTGTTATAGTTTAATTATATCAGGTTTGGTCAGGAAAGTACAATAGCTGCTTGGTCAGGGCAATACCCAAATAACTGAGCAGACATCTGCATACTGGTCTTACCCGTATCAGTCCAGTCCTTGTAGACTCTCTTCCACTCGTTGGAAGAAGCCTTAGGATGATAAATTAAGCACTGGCAAGGAGACGTGGATAGTTCTTCCACAGCCCTTGTCTGCTCAGCTAATTGGTTAATCCAAGTCATTATGCATCAACCTCTGCACGGAAATAACCGATACCTTCGGCAGTTTGAGCTAAGTCTTCTACCCAAGGTAGACGCTTGCGCTCGGTGTCTAGGAAAGAACTAGCGTAAGGACTGCCTCTTTTTTGGCAGGTCCGAGAGACTTGAAAGCTCCGCGGCGTGCTTCACCGGTTGCGAGATCTTTGACCTCAACCAGCCAGGCAGCGTTAGGGGCTTTGCTTTTATGTAGGGTTGCTACTATCATGATGTCCTTTCGACATTGTTAGGTGGGCAGTTTTATGACGTACCCAGGTCTCCTGTAGCGGATTGGAGTACGCTACAGAAATCTACTTTATACGGCGTAAGCTAGTTCATAACCTTTATTCAGTTTTTCCTGAACCTTCATGACCGCAACTTGGCGTGCATAGAAGTCGTCGCGATAGTTCTTTACCTCGTTCTGGCGGACTGGCTTTTCTGCCATTCCCCAGCTGGTGCGAACTACTGGACCGTCTACGGTTATTTCGTAGATCTTGCGCTTTCCGTTTGCTCCACGTTGGCCATCGCTGGATTTTAGGAGACACCATTTCTTTGTCATTTTGTTCCTTCCGTCGTTTTGTCGTTTTCACCGTTTCCGATGATAGTACTATTATATCAGGAAGATAGGAGCATGTATACCTTACTCGTCGGTAACATACTCCTCAATACTTTTCTCTTAGCGGCCCATACTTTAAGGGCGGCGGTACTGCTACCGGATTAGGCATGTCATCGTCTCTTGAGCCGCACGAGGAACAGGTCACCTGACCATCAAGGTCTACTAGGAAGTCGCATCCGGACTTAGCACATATATTACTCATCGTCCAACTCTAAGCTATCCGGCCACATCTCTGGGCGAAGGGCAAATTCATATTGGTCACCGCGCCAGGAATTAGATCCAAACGAGATGTCCTCCTCCATAAGCTTGTTGAGTGATAGGACAGCGGTATGACCCTCAGCCTTAAACATGATGATGAGCTTCGTGTCTGACTGTTCAGGGTCATCAACGAGAGCTACAGTGAACGGCATCCCACCAATTCCGTTTCGGTGAGTGTCCATGTCTACAATTTCTAGCATACTTGCGTTCATCGGTTCCTCTTTATCTCTGGTCGTCTCTTTGAAATCTCATGCTTACTAACATCTAGACCTTTTTTCTTGAGCCAGTCCTTTGCAACTTCTTCCTCAATGAATTCACCGAGCCAGACTCCCTGCTCATCAAAAACATTTACTAAATTATACAGTGAACTCATTGTGTCACCGCACGATTCTTTTGTTTAACCGGAGTATAACATCTACTTTTTCCTGTAGTAGGACTCATGTAACCGTAACGTGAAAGACGAAATCTAAGAGCTCCGTGCGTCACGCCAAGCGCCTTTGCGAGACGATACAAGGTTACACCCTCAACGGAGTACGCATGCCAGACTAGTGCGGAATACTCTTCAGCCTCCGTGCGATACTTAGGAGAATCATAGCGAACCTTTTGTGCAAGAGGTTGAAGCTCGAGTAGACGAGCTAGAGTCTCAGGCGCCGGCTCAATGTAGACAGGAGGACCTAAAACTTCAATCTCAATAGTCTCAAGCTCTGGGATAGGGAAAGATCCTGGATCTGCAAGTATGTGCAGAGCTAGCGAAGGTGAAGCCTTTGTCTCAATTTGACGAATGCGCTCGCGTGTAAGTCCAAGAGCATCCGCAACAGCTTGAAGAGTCCAGCCTTTAAGTCGTAGAGCATAGATGTATGCAGCGCGTATGTCCTTATCCTCGATGAGGTTAAGTGCGACGGTAGTGGCAGCCGGTAGTGTCTGATGCTGTATTACCGTAACCTGCTTCTTAATCATAGTTCTCTTTGTCATTTGTGCTCCTTAGCTTATAGATAGAGGGTCACACTGTGGAAGTGTGTGTGCGCGCCAGTCATACAGAATTTGTTCAAGCACGGTAACGTACTCGTCATATGGAAGTGACGCTATCACTTCCTGAGCAAGAGAAACAGCTCGCAGGCTGTCTGATTGGTTAGCTTGGTGGTTAGACTCAAGGTTACCGCATGTCCCACAGTATTCTTCTAACATTACACGCCCAACGGCAACTGGTCTTTAATGCGAGACTGTAAGTCTGAGACCATGTGAGAGAGGTGATGGAATCCTGAGTCCTGGCAGAACTTCTTTTCCTTGCCAAGCGCACGAAGAATTAGCTCGATGTCTTTATCGTTAAGTTCAATGTTCATTTTATTCCTTCCGTCGTTGTAGGTTAATTATATCTTATTTGTTCCTAGAAGTACAGCCATCTTTACTTTTTCTGCCGCATCTTTATTAAATCCACCGATGTTGTATTCCATAACTTCATCCATGTCAGGAGCACCTAAATCGTAGCGCTTCCAATCATAGATTGTTACAACAGATCCATCTGAAAAAGTGTGGGTCCACTCGACAGTTACTTTGTCTCCTGGGTAATAAAAAGTTGGTTCATCAAACACCGAGATGAGCTCTCTCATCGTAGTGGTGACGTGGCCTTGCAAAGAAGTTCCATTTGTAACGTCCTGCATTTTCTTGTCCTTTCGTCGTTGTTGGTACTATTATATCATGGTTACTTGTCGAAGTACACTATCTCGATGAATTCTTTTGCCCAGCCTGTGAGGCCGGCTTCCATCTTGTTCTTGTGATGGCCGCAAAAGAATAACTCGCCAGAGAGACCGACAACCTTCCAGATTGCCTGAGCTGTCCGGCATGAATCGCAAGGGACCCAACCGTAGGATTTGGCAGGTGTCTCTTCAACTACATCTTCAGTAATGGTCGACTCCACGTCTACTCCTTAGTTCGTAGGTTAATAATACTCAGTTTAAGAGTTATTGTTCGGGTCATACCAACCTTCGCGTGAATTTTCTTCACCGCACTTGTTGCACACCCACTCGGCGTTCCAAGTTACCTCGCCATGCGAGTACTCTTCAAACGAAACTACCGACTGCTCATATAGACATTCTTCATTGCCGCACTCAAGATCTCTGTCTCCTTCAACCTCGTTGCTTCCGGCAATCTCTGGCTCGAAACCGGAGACTCCTGGCGGATAGTTACTTGCCATTATTTGCCTCCCTATGCAATTTGCAGATATAGATAAAGAATTCCCCGACGCAACCGCACATTATTTTGCTCCCTCAGATAGTTTTTCTGCCTTGATGTCCTGCTGAATTAGATAACCGACCAACGCGGTGTAATCGCCGTAGTCTTCCATATTATTTCCACCATCCATCTGTTAGATATACGAATATGTAAGTTGTGCTTGCCACTAGAAGTAATACTTGCCATCCACTGAGAATTGCCATTTTTTCTTCCTTCCGTCGTTGTGTATGGTTTAATTATAACAGGTAGTGGGGAAGAAGTACAGGGCTGCCTCAGCAGAGGCAGACCCCGGACTTTGATGGTGTTGTGAAACAGGTTCCGCAGATTACCGGAGCTGGGGTAAGAGGTTTGTTTGAATGCTTGTGGTGGTTTACCGCACCGATGTTGACGAGCTTTGTTGAGACCGAGTAGTATGAGCGTCCTAAGGCTTTTGCGATTTCCTTTATAGACTTGCCAGATGCTTTCATAATCTCGAGTTGACGAGCTTCAGCCAAGGTCCATTCGGATCCTGTGTTGACCGCAGCCTCAAGGGAGCGGCTTTGAGTTTGGATAAGCCAGGTGTTCATTTGAATCCTTCCGTCGTTGTTAGGTTAATTATAACATGAATCTATTATAAAGTAAA